GATGGTGGTAATGCTAAATATGAGAATGATTGGTTTACAACATAATGGCTAAAGAATTAACCTATCAACCTCTGACTAATCTAGGTATCAATGGTCTGAATACACAGGATAATCCTGCGACTCTAGATAATACTTGGTTGACAAAAGCTGAGAATGTAGTCCTCAGAGAGAATGGAAGGATATCTTTCAGGAAAGGTTTGAAACAGAAAGTAGCACCTAATGGTTCAGCTACAGCGATAGGTTCTCTGGTAGAACATAATGACCAAGGTACTAAAAAGATATTTGCTAGTTATGGTACAAGTATATATGCAGTAGATTTTACTACACCTGCTGCTGCGTTTCCTACAACTAATATTGATATTCAACATACAGTTTCGGGTTCGTCTGGAGCTTGGCAGTTTGTAAACTTTAATAATAGACTACATTGTTTTCACGAGGGAATTGTACCTCAGAGATATAGTGGTGCTTCTGATGCTTTAGAGAGATGGTCTGCTTATTATAACACTACTGCTATAAATGACGGTAGTGGTATAAATGATTCTGTTACTGCTATAACAGTAGATAGCACAATCGGTTTTCCTCAAGAGGGAAAAATACTTATTGGTACTGAAATAATTTCTTATACTGGAAAAACACCAACAACATTTGACCCTTGTGTTAGAGGTGTAGATGATACAACTGAGGCTGCTCATTTGGATGATGCAGCAATTAGAACAGCTACTATGCCTCCTACAGTTACGACTGGTCTATTTAAACCTAGCTGTGCTACAGGATTTTATGGTCGTATATGGGCTGGTGGTGTAGATGAAGAGAAGGATGTAGTACACTATTCTGCTCTCTTAGATGGTGATGATTTTTCCACTGCTGGTGGAGGCGGTGCATTTGACCTAAAGAATGTATGGGGAGCAGATGAGATAATAGCTATAGCACCTTTTTATGGTCAGCTCGCAATATTTGGCAAGCAGAATATAGCTATCTATGAGAGTCCAGCTATCATTGGAAGTATGAAACTCAATGAAGTTATCAGAGGAGTTGGATGTATCGCTAGAGATTCTGTACAGCATATTGGTGATGATTTAGTATTCCTATCTGCTACTGGTCTCAGGTCTCTAGCTCGTACTACAGAGAAGGATAAAGTTCCTCTGACTGATTTATCTCTTAATATTAAAGATAGATTAATAAGAGATATAGGTAATAGCACTAATGTTAAATCTACTTATATAGAGAATGAAGGTATATATTTAATGTCTTTTGTAGACAAGAATATAAATTATGTATTCGACTTTAAACATCTGACACCTAATGGTGGACCTAGAATAACTACTTGGTCTTTTGATAATGATAGAGAACCAGCGAGTTTAACATATACAGATACATATGGATTATTGGTAGGACAACAAGATGGTAGTCTGGCTGGATATGAGAAATGGTATGATACTGATTTAGCAGGTGCATCTACTTATACAGACGCTTCTTATACGAGTTCATTTGAAACAATATGGGTAAATCTAGGTGAATCTGTAGCAGCATCTCTATTAAAGAGATTATTTATGGTGTTGGAGGGTGGCTCTGGTGCAACTTTAGGTTTGAAGTGGTACAAGGATTTTAGTGTTACACCATCTACAACGACTTCTATAGTTCTGAATCCTGTAACAACTGGTACTACATCTCTATGGGGTGCATCTTCGTCTTTGTATGGATTAACAACTGCTGGTGGTGCTCACTCTGGAGGTGGACACTCAGCATCGACACATCCATCTAATTCTACTTATGCACCTCTATTTGGACTAAGAGAATATAGGACACCACTTACAGGTTCGGCTAAGAACATAAAAATAGCGATAGATATAGAGAGTAATGGATTTGATGCGTCTCTACAAACTTTAACTTTATTACATAAACAAGGGAAGATAAGATAATGGCAGATTATACGATAGCAGTTTCTTGGTCTGGAAAGGATGCACTAGCTGACTCAGATGCAAACAAAGTAATTTCTGGTGCAGACTTTAATACAGAGTTTACTACTGTACAGACAGCAGTTAATTCAAAGGCAGATACAGCTTCGCCTACTCTGACAGGTACACCAGCAGCACCGACAGCATCGGTAGCTACAGATACGACACAGCTGGCAACGACAGCCTTTGTAAAGGATGTATTGGAGAATTATATATATCCAGTTGGTTCTATATATATAAACGCTGCGGTGGCTACAAATCCGGGAACACTTCTTGGATTTGGTACTTGGGCAGCTTATGCAGAAGGTAGAGTTCCTGTGGGTATAGCAGGTAGTGGAACATTTGATACACTTGATAAAACAGGTGGTGCTGAAACTGATTCACATACACTTACTACTGATGAGATACCTTCGCATAACCACAGTAATGGTTCTTATGATAGGCTTCTTAAACAAGATGGTAGTAGTACATCCGCTTCAATGGATAGTAGTGCTGGAGAACCAAATCTTGCATCTAGTGCAGCAATATCAGCAGCAGGTGGTGGTTCAGCACACACACACGACATAGTACAACCATATGTAGTAGTACATATGTGGGAACGCACAGCATAATAATTAGGAGATAGAGAGATGGCAAATGAATGGGATTGGGGCAAAGTAGATACAGGTACTCCTACTGATGCTACTAGACGAGAACCTGAAGGCTGGAGTGAGTCTGCTTATAAAACACAAGAGGCTAACTTACCACGAAAAAGTCAAGGTGGCGGAGGTGGTTCATCCTTTGACTTAGGTGGTCTCTTTAGTTCTATATTTGGTGGCAGACAACAGAGGAAGATTGCTGAAGCAAATAGAAAGTGGCAATCTGACGAGAATACACTAGCATACGAGAGGTCTCTACCTTGGAGTAGCTATGGTCCTGCGGGTAACGTAGAGTTTGACGCTGAGACTAAACAGATTATGTCTACTCTCTCTCCTGAGTATCAGGACCTTATGAATCAATGGTTAGGTACAGCAGGTATGTCAAATACTGAACTTCAGAGTATGATGGGCGACCCTAATAAACTAGCAAAAAGCCAATTTGATTTACTTCAGGAATTTAGTGCTGATGATTATGCACAGTCTAGGATGCAAGGTGAGGAAGCTGCACTGGCTCGAGGTATGGAAGGAACTGAAAGTTATTATGATAAACTAGCAACAGAAGATTCTATAAATAAGAGTATACTCGCTGACAAAATAGCATCTATAGGTCTCGGTATGAACTACAGACAGATGTTAGGAGCAGAAACTCTCGGATTCGGTGGTGGAGCTATGAATATAGCAGGTATGTTAACACCTCAAGGAGACTTAGCTAGATTAGTAGGTCAGGGTTCACATACAGGTAAGAATATGACGAATGTAGCACTAGCAGGACATAACTTAGCAGATACTAAGTCAGGATTCTGGAGTGGTATGCAAGACCAAGCAGCATTATATAATAAGGAAGGTCAGTTGATGAGAGAAGAACAGAAAGGATGGGGTACTGGTCTGTTGGATTATGGAAGAGAGAATCTTCCAAAGTTTTTTTCAATGTTTAGTGATACTAGTAAGATAGTATAATAGGAGTATAGACAATGGCAGAGAATATGTTCGGTGATTATGGTAGCATCTTTGATGCAGCTACAGCAGATAATGTTGCAGTAAGGGATAGAGCATTAGATGTAGCTCAGCTACAACCGGGTCGTGCTAGTGTCTATGGAGCACATCAGGCAGGAGGTATGCTTATGCAGAACCTCGCTAATATGGCAGGTATGAAGACTGCTAGACAAGAGAAGGCTGAATTGATTACTAATATTATGAAAGAGAGTCAGGGATTAGACCCTAATGACCCTAAGAGTTCTCTGGTATTATCACAGAAGTTTGCAGAAGCTGGTTTCCCTAATATCGCTCAGAAGTTCGCACAGAAGTATAGAGATATGAGTGTTAAGGATAGAGAACAAAAACGATTAGAGGATGCTGATGCAGCTCTTAAAACGTATTATCAAGAAACTACTAAGCATCAGGGCGAAGAAATTGAATTTAAGAAAGAGAAAGAAGTTACAAGGAAAACTGAACTTGCTGCTTCATTAGCAGTAAGTTTAGCAGAAGTTACAAGACTTATAAATAAAGGTGAGCTAGTGAAGATACCTGTTAAGGGAAATACAACAGGTGCTCTG